AAAACATTTAATGCTATAACTCACAATTATTGCATCAATGTAGTTTGCATTGTAAATATATTATAATGTTGAAAAATACCAATATTGTTCATTTGTTTTTAAATTATGTATATATTATAATAATGTAAATACAACAAAAATGTATAATTCATAATTATGGGGGTAAAAAATTATGAAAACCTATAACAAAAACGTAATTTCAATGTTGATAGTAACATGCACATTATTATGCATTTCGATGTTCGGAATATTAATAATGAATGTTATTGATAGTATGGTTGCACCTATCAATCACGTTGAATTTGAAGAGGAAAAAGTTCTTGAAAAAGAGGATAATAATATTCAATGGAATGTGTCATTTGATTATGAAAAAATTTCCTATTATTTATTATCTGATGAAACGTTGGAAGAAAATTTCTATTTAGATAATATTCCAACTGAATATGGTGATGCGTTCTTATATTATACAGAAGATAAAAAAGAAATGCGTCCATATTTCTTCGCACTAATGATGCATGAATCTAATGGATTCACAGCATTCAGGCATAAAAATAAAGATGGTTCATATGACTACGGTCCATCTCAATTAAATTCTAATAACATTAAAAACGAAAACTTTAAAAAATGGTATAATCCTAAGGATGAATCCCATATTACTAATAGATATTGTTTTTACATGGTTATGAGTATGAATTTTTATTGGGACTTAGTAAATAAATATGGATACGATTATGCTTTTTATGCTTATAATGGCGGAGAAAGAACTGTAAGATTAATAAAAAATAAAAGCTCGCGTAGTGCGAGCCTTGTTAAAGCAGTTAAAGCATACGATGCGGCTGTGAGAAAACAAATGCAACTAGCAGAAATAAATCTTAAAAAATATGTAGTTCAAAAACGTGCTGAGCACATTAAAGAACTACAATATAAAATGACCGAAGACTTTAATGATATCCGGTTAACAACATTGTTAGAACAACCTGTTAAATATGAATCAACAAATAATTCGATTCTACAGGATACTAATGAGTTTGGAAATCACAACATCTTCTACATCAGAAGAGAAGATCTTCTTCAATTTGAGATTAAAGAAGGAGTTGTCGTAGGTGAGACGATAATTGGCACTCTCAATATATAGAGTAGACAATTCTACGTTACCTTCAGATTCCAATAAAGCTACGTCGATATAAGATTCTGCTATTAAACCATATTCTAATACATAACCCAAGTAGTCAGTGACTATTTGTGGTTTTGTATTATCATTTATAGGAGTATGGTTTATTTTTTCCATATAGTATTTGAGTGATAATTCATTCCAGTTAGGAATATCTTCAACAAAATCTTCATCGATTTTTTGAAGTCCTAATACATATTGAATAAAGTAATCACAAATATTCAAAACGAATATTTTATAAATACAATATAATTGATAAATGTTTCCTTCAGGCAAGTTAATACCAAATGAATTTGAATAAATATTTGAGACTTCTGCACAAAATTCATGTATTTTTTCTCTATCTTTTTCAGTCAATCTTTCATCAACATAAATTGTGCAGTCTTCCAGGTCCTCGTGATCTGGAAGTCTTAAATATTCTTTTACGAACATTTGAAAATAATCCGTATTATCAATACCAGGATTTATAGTAGCACACTGTTGACGTAAACCATCAATTATACTTTGATATTGCGTTTCATTTAAATCTAAACTTTGATCTTCACCAAAGGTTGTGAAATCGTCTTCATATTCTTCATACATGTCTTCCATTTTTTTTCTCCTTAGAATTTAGATTTGAAAAAGTTATTATCTACTTTAAAGTTAAAAGTAAACATATTAACTGGATCATTTGATGTATCACGCTGTTCTTCAGTTTCAGCTGCGATTTTATCCGGATCGTCTTTATCAAGATTTTCAGAATATTCATGATGATCGTCCATATGCTCTTCAGCAATGGTATCAACATCGATTTCATCACGATTAATTCTTGGTGAATCATCGTAAACATCGATAAATGATTCTCTGTCATTCATCAATCTTTCATCATTGTTCTGATTTGATAAAGCTCCATCCATAGCAGCTTTCAATTGTTGTCTAATGAAATCATTAGATTTGTCACGTTGTTTATAACTTTCATTAAGAGTCATAGCAGCTCCTTTATTACCCATTACATAATCATAAGCAGCTTGTTCACTACTCATATCGATTTTAGTAAGAGTTGAGTTAAAGAATACAGAATCAATATATCTACCCTTTGTTTTACAGAACATAATGAACCATCTACAATATAGATAAGCAATCAATGTATCATCATGTCCACCAGATTGTTTATGGTCAATACGTCCATCTTTAGTAGTAATTAATCCTGCAATTTCATCAGTAATAGTATGATCATGAATCATGTGACCTTGTTCGATTACTGAAACACGCAATACATCACCATACATAATTTCACGCAAATGGTGAACCATTGAAACGCCTAACTGTTCATCTTTATCTTTATAAATTCGAGTAGTTCCAATTAATTCAGCAATAGTTTCAAGAACTGGTACACCTACGAAGTTACGTTCTCCAACAAGTATAGATTTAGGGAACATATAAAGTAAAATGTATGCTACAGCTCTTGCAAAACGATTAATAGAATATTGGTTAACTCGCATCGTAAATACTACTTCCGAGTTACAAACATCTACACCAACAAGTGTTGAATAGTCTCGTCTTGTATTTCCACCACAGTCCATACCAAATACGATATGTTGTGATTGTGATCTACAAAGAGTAGGATCGCGATAAAATTTAGTAACATAAATTTTATCAACCATGATGATTTTCATAGGATCGATAGCCATCTCTTCAAGAGCTTGTACACGTTCTTGTCCTAATGGATGATCCGCATTAGAATCTGACCAGATATTCAATACACCACGATTAAACTCATCGAGACCAGGCATAAGAGCTTTCATCTCATCGAGATAATTCATTGGCTTAGACAATTCATACCATTGATATTCTATTCTTAAGAATTGCTGCCCAGTATTATTGTTTTTAATATAATCTTTTACTTCGTCTGTATTTACTCTTATAGGATTACCATATTCATCAAAATCACATTTGTCATAAAGTAATTCTGTAAAAGGTGCACAGTTTTGTAAGAATTCATAAGCCCAAGCACCAGTTTTAGATTTTTTATTACCAGCTGTTGTAGTAATAATAATATGATGGTGTGATCCATTTCTTTCTGCAGCTTTAGCAACTGTTGAATAAGCAGGAATGGCAGCACCATATTGAACCCAAATATAAGGAATAAATGCAAACTCATCGTACCACTGACCCATTGTAGAAGCACCACGACCAACGTTATTGGCAGCGTCTTCATTCATACCAGGGGCACGAGTTATAACAGTGTTAGTGAAATCTCCAGCACGGTAAACAATACTGTGTTGATTATCGGTATCTGCATTGGATTTTAGATTTAAATAGCTAGGGAGTGATTCACGAATATCTTTAACACGTGTAAGATTCTGTGTTACAAGACCATCATTCTGTGCAAAAAAAGCAGCTGTAAAGTTTTTAGCTCCCCAATAAATTAACCAGGAATAAAAACAAGCTACTGTATAAGATTTATAACACTGACGAGGAATTACTACGTAACTATGTAAATCGTTTAAAAGAGACCAAAGTATAGCAAGAGTAGCTCGAGTTAATTCAAAATCAAGCTTACTATCAGTCATAGGGATTTTAACAATTTCACGGAAATAGTACCATGGATTTTTCTGGATCTCCAAATGAACTCTTAATTTTTGTTCAGGAGTTAAATGATCTTCATCCAGAGGGTCTATATCGTGTAACGTTTCATCATATAATTGAAGGAAGAAAGTATTATTAGAAATACCCATATTCTTCAAAATATAATGCATTTTAAGAAAACTTTTATTAGTTGTATCTGAATGTATCATATATTTAAATGTGAAAAAATAAAAAAAGAAAGAAGGATTTATTCCTTCTTTCTTTTTTTAATCGTTAATCGATATCATCATAATCATCACTATAAAGATTATAATGATCCATGGTAAAATGAAATAACATATCATAAACATGTTTTTCAATTGGAACTATATTAAAATCTTTATATTGATATGTGTCGGCATCTAGTGTACCGATCACATTTCCATTTCTAGAATTCAATGGGCTGAATTCAAATGATAAATATTGGCTGAAATGATCAACCAATATTGTGGCTTTGATCAAAATGTTCAAATCTTTTACTTCAAAATAAGCATAAGATTTATATCCTTCATTTTCATCATATTCAAGATTCTCGTTACGAACTTTAACATGATTTGAAAAATCATCATGGTAGTAATCGTTTAAATCCAGAATAATATCATCAAATGAAGGTAATACATACTTATAATGAGTATGAGTATTGATTCCTAACATTGATGGGCTAATAGCAAGCGGCATAGTCGGAATGACCTTCTTTACCAAATTGCTCCTAACATCTTTTTTGACCTGTTCGGCCAATTTTTTAGTTTCTTTTGTAAGCATATAATCTCCTTAAATAAAGTTTATTTACTTTATTCAGTAATATAATATACAAAAAAATACAACATTTACAAAAAAAGAAAGAAGGAATAAATCCTTCTTTCTTTAATTAGTCAACAAACTTTAATTTGTTGGTTGAGTTGAAACGGACTGCTGTTGTAAGAGTTCTGCACCTTTCATAAAAGAATCAGCAACTGAACCCAGTGATTCCATAAATGTTTTAGGTCGTGAACAAACTTCCAAGCATTTATTTACTACACTGTAATATTTTTCCATATCTTCATGACAAATTTCTTTACTCATTTTATAAAATTCGGTATCTGAATTTTGCAATAACTGAGCACAAAGTTCTGGACTCATCTGACCAGATGTAACAGCATCTAAATAAGCTTTACGTGTTTTTTCACGATCATTTGAAATAGTTTCTAAAATACCCATAATAGTATTTCTCCTTTAAATATTATAACATTTAAGAACTCATGCGAATTCTTTACATTATAATAATATATAAAAGAAAAAAAGAGAGGGATTTAAATCCCTCTCTTCTATTTATATTTCGATTAAATATTATCTATCCAGGATAAATAAGATTTATCTTCTTTATTCTTTTTAGAATCTGTTGCTTTTTTATTATAAAATTCTTTATTGTTATTTTTTATATGTCTTCTGTAAAACGGATCATGTTCTATTACTGGTAAATTTCGTTTATTATATAACCACCATTCATCAGATCTATTATAGTCGTCAAAAGTACTAAAAGCATAAACAATATTTTCTTTTATAAAATTTTTACCAAATTTACTATTTAAAAATCTATTTAACTCTTTATTTATTTCAGAATCCTTTTCTATTTCAGAATCTATTTCTATACTTTCAGTATAAAATGTACTAAACATTATCTCAGCAATTTGTTCAGAAGTTAAATCTTGTAATCTATATTTATAATTCTCATTAAACTTCAATTTATTGTTGATAAAATATAAAAATTCATCACAAGCTATTTCAGAAATTTTATAAGAAATAATAATACTATTCTGTGATTTCATTCTCTGAAGATCATATAAATTAGCTATATAATATGATAACGTACGTATATGTTTAGTAACTTTGGAACCATCAATATCTGATAAATAAATATCTCTGAATATTTTTCCCAAATAAGCTTTAATAGCTTTCATTAAGAAATATTCATTCGGAAATAAGAAAATGGTAGCCATAGATTCTCTAAAATATATGGTCATTATTATTAAAGCACCAAATATAATAGTCATACATATTGTAGCTGAATCTGGTAAATCTTTACCAGCCACACCTTTAACAACAACTGTAAATACTCCACAAAATATTACAAATAATAAAAGTGTAATAAAATATAGCCATATTTTAGCTCTTTTCATTCTTTTTGAAATTATACAATCATCAAAGAATTTAATAAACATCAATACCATTGATTTTTCCATAAAATTTAAACCTCCATAAATATAAAAGAGACCCCTTTTAATAAGGGGTCTCTTAAATTGCAATAATTAATTTAACCGTTTGTAGAATCATTATCGTCATGAACAACATATTCAGAACTGGTTAATACAAGTGTTTCTTTTCCATATTTATGATCATATGCTTTCATCTCCAAAGGAGTCATAACACGTATTTTACCATCTAATGGTTTTTCAGATTCACACTTGACAACGATTCTATCCATTAAATTATCATACTCTTTCTTCAAAGGTTTGAAGATGCATTTATATCCAACATAACTTAAACCTACAACGCCACCAACTATAAGAACACCTTTAAGTTTTTTTAACTTTCCAGGTTTTTTCTTTTTATCAGTAGTTTCAGTTTTATTTATATTAGATAATCTGTTTATAAATGGATTAATAGAATCATTTCGTCGATAATCACCATCTTTGATTATCATACCAGACATTGTACGTCCACTATTTTCAAAATCCCTTATCATACGATTAATCTTATCACATTCATTGTAAGCATCGTTGAAATTTTTATTCTCGTTCCACAAATCTAATGTCATAGTCTATGTTTCCGAATACGTTCTCTAATTACTTACAACTCGAGTAAATGCTCGAGAAAGAGAAGTTACGTACTTTTAGATTATCCATTGATGATTGTGACGAGCTAGATCCGGTAAATGTTATAGTCTCGATAGTTCTTTTCAAAGGAACGATTTCGATTGTAAAACATTCGCGAATTTTAGCCAAGATCTTCTTCAACATATCCTTACCTCCTATATTAAGATTTTAATTTGGATAATCGAAAAGGATTTATAAATCCTACCAATCATTCAAATAAACAATATATAAAAGTAATTATTGTTTAACTCTCAAACTGAGAGAGTAAGAATACGTTTTAAAAATCTAAGCCAACTAAACCACGACGCTGTAATCCCATAACAAAGTTATGTTTGAGATCATAATGTTCACGATCGCTGACATTGTAAGAAATTATAAAACCATCGTCAACTATATGATTAGGTGATTTATTTTCAGGTTGTTTTAATACGTCTCTAACAAGTTGATCGATTTTGTGTGAATCTCTAGATACAACAGGTTTAGCATAATTTGAACAGTATTTAAGAATTTTTGATAAAGGTGGTAGATCAAATTTCCAAGATCCATAACCAACACTAAATTGACCTGGAACATATCTAGCTTCAGAAATCATATTTACAAGAGTTCCATAAACAAATTCTGCAAAATCATTTACAGTTTTACTTACTTTATCATGTAATTTAATATCTGAATCTCTTACTGGTTTAGTCTGTTCCATCATACCAATTAACTTAGATGTAAGAATCAATAAATTAGATAATTCCATCCAAAGTTTTCTTGATAACTTACTGTACATGAAGAACATATATTCACCATTTGCAAGTTTTCCAGGATCATAAATACTGTTTTTACATGATTTAAATTCCGAAATAATTGTTTGAATAAAATCACGAATATTGTAATCTGAAATAGATGAAGCCTTTCTTAACAGATCACCGAAATCATATGGCCTATAGAATTCACGAGTATATGAACCCATTTCTATAGATTTAGAATAATGACCATTGTTATCATATCTTCTATAGAAATTTATCAAAATGGCGTTTTCAAAGAAAACTGTAAATGTTTTTCTAAATAAGATAGATGCTTGATGTAAAATAAACTCTTCTTTATTAGAATCGCTATAATCTGATATAGCTGTAAACATTTGATTGATGAATTGATCATCGGATGAATCATAATCTTTATTTATGTACTTGAATATGTTTTCAAATGTTTCATAATTCATCGAATCTGTTTCTTTAGCCATTCTAGGATCGATATGAGATTCTGAGAAATTAGCAAAGTAGTTTACTTTAGTTACAAGATTCATTGTATCAGGATTTGTTACAAGAAGTTTATTATATGAACCAATAAATTTTTGTAAGAAACATCTCCAGTTTCCAGAAATATTGTAAGACATATCGTAAATTTCCATAACAATACGTCTAGCGATCTTTTCACCGAGGTTCACATATTCTCCTAATACAGAACGAATATATTCATCTCTAACAGTTTCGCCAGAATCTATGAATTCAGGTAATTCATCAGGAAGTTTACAATTATTCATCATCCAGGTAATTAATTTATGCATGTCTATACATACTCTATAATTTACAACTGGAATAGAATCATAAATTGATGATCCTGTGGTAAGTGAAATTCTTTCAATAAATGGCTTAATTTTGAAAGCTATAGAACTAAGATTAGCAGTACAAAAGAAACAATCTGATCTATGAGCTGTATATTCAATACAGTTTTCAACATCGAATCTGAAATTAGATTTAATGTTTTGAAGGCCAAATCTTAACTTAGCTATTTCGTCAAAATATTCATTTTTATTTAAAATAGCTGGAATATCACTATTATGATTATCAAGAAGAATATTTGTAATAAATCTTCTAAAACATTCCTTATCTGCAGGATCTTTAATAGTTTCCATTCCATTAGATTTAGTGTACTCTTTAACTAATTCTTCTTTAACTTTCTTATTATCAGTGAGATTATTCAATGATGTTGTAAATGGTGAATATAATGAATTATCATTAATCTTTACCATTTCTTCGATAGCTTCTTTATATTTTTCAGGATTTGCAGACTTGAGTTTAACAAATTTCTGATAAGAATCCCAAATAATTCCAGCTCCAGTTTCTATACATCTATTAACAGCATCTGTAAAATCGTTATAAGATAAATATAGCTTTTTAGCAGAAATCTCAGGATTTACATAAAAAAGCGTACCAGTTTCATAATTGTAATCAACATCATTATTGAATGAATTGATAACATTTGGAATTGATGTATCTGAAGGATGAACTTCAGAAGCAACAGAATTTTCCATCTGATGTACACCAGGCATATCTGGTGTTCTAATCAATGTTTCCATTATCTTTCTTCTCCTTAGAAGTATTTTTATCATCTTTACGAATAATTTTAATCTGAAAACCAGTTTTGGCTTCATTAACTTGTTTATCAAATGTATTTATAGGTAAAGGTGAATTTTTAGGGTTTGTGTTAGTATTCATATATTATTGTGTCAAATTGAAAAGAAATAAAATATAAGTAGGTGGCCGAAAACCACCTACTTATGTAATTCATAAGCTTAAATCAGCTATTCAAATTATTGATTATTCACCAATTTTTGTAAATTTATAGCCAGATTTAGAGTTGTCCATCTGCTGATCGAAGTTATTTATTGGCATGCCTGCGTCATCGAGAACTCCTTCGAGTGTGAGCTTAATAGCTGCAGCAGCGAAGTGTCCACGGAATTCACGGCCACCAAGAATGATAGCTGTGCGGTTAGGCATATCAGGATCGATAGCTGTAAACATACGGATAGCATGTGGATAGTATACGAGGAATGGATATTCCATTGAGTATGTGCGGAGAGCACCGTATACAGAAGAACCACGTTCCTGCCAACGCTTATCAGTATTACCGATAATACGTACTGAACGACCAAGGCTATCGATGTATCCACACTTAGTATCAACAGCGAATCCATAGTGTTCATTAACAGCAGAACCTTCAGCCTGTTCCTGGAGGTTAACAGCAGCGTTTTCAAACTTAACTTCAGGGAATTCAGTTACAACAGCGTCGTATCCCATGAGGATCCATTCACGCTTAACTGATGTAGGAATGTTAAGATCAGTATCAGCCATAGCGAGTACCTTGTTAAGGTAGTTCTTAAGACCGAACTTGTAATCCTGCAATCCGAGACCAGGTGTGAACTTAGAAATTCCGAATGAAAGATTGTTCTGGATGAAACCACCCATCTTTCTTGTAAGTTCGAAAGTATCGATATCTACATCGTCATCAAGAACCTGCTTGATGAGGAAGTCTTCAGCTTCGAGTTCGCGGTTAGCGATTGTGTACTGAAGCATTTTATCAGTAGCATAAGCAGCATAAGAAATGTTGTTGTTACCACCGATGCGGAAGTTATCAGCCATGTATTCGTTGAGAGAAACTTTTGAGTAGTTTCTGTATTCACATTCACGAATGAACTGGAACTTATCAACACCCATTGTTGGGATATCTGTGATTTCATTAGCTTCGTTAGAAACCTTACCATCAAACTTGAATCCCTCAATAATCTTGAGAGCTTCGGCTGTAGGAGCCTTTACGAAGAGGATGAAATCACCATTATCAATATTTACACGCATGTAAATCTGGAGAACGATTGGTTCATCGAAGCCAGCAACATCTTTCAATGTATATGTAGCCTTCATATCACGTTCGTTTGGTTGTCCAACCATGATAGAATAGTGGAGCTCTGTACGACGTACTACACTTTCAGCGTTTTCACCAGTACCATTCTTAAACTTAATTGCTGTAAGCTGATAGTTCGGTTCGATACCATACTTCATCTTATTGCGTCCAGATACAGTGAGAAGGTTACCCTTAACACCTGCAGTATCAGAACCGTCAGCAGCGTTAAGAAGGATGAACATATCTGTACCACACCATGTTTCAGGAGCAGTATATATTCCTTCCACGGTATTAGGTGTTACCCAGTCAACCTGTGGAAGTTTGTTGAAACCTGTGATTTCGCCAGCACGGAAACACTGTGGGAAGAAGAACTTCTGATCACCGATCTGTGCATAGTCGATATTGTATTCAAATTCAAGACGCATATTGTTCTTATTGTCGATATGCTGGAATATTTCTTCTGAACGAGCAGAAGCAAGCCAACCACCAATAATGAATGGTGTTGTACCAAGTGCAAAACCACCCTGTGAAGATGCGTATACAGCTGTACCGCCACCCCAACCTTCCATACCGAATCCACCCTTATCAACAGCAGCTACTGTTTCACGAGTGTTATCCATAAGACGGTTGAAACGGCCCTGGAGTACTTTGTCGCCAGCAAACATTTCAGCTGACAAGCTCTTTGCCTTAGCGAAGAGATTATCATCATCAATGATTCTTCCCCAGCCTTCTTTTCCGAACACTGACTGTGCCCCTACATACTTCTGAAGTTCGTGCTGATACTTCTCGAGAGATTTGTAGTAAGACTGAGCATGATCTTTCTTATGAGATTCATATACTTTGGCAATATCTTCACGAGATAATTGAGTAAATGTATTAGCCATTTTATTTCTCCTTAAAAGAATAAAGGAATTTAATTTTTACTAACCGGAGTAGTTTTGTTATTTTGAGATAACTTACTATCACGTTTAGCTTTATCACTTATCATACTGCTGAGTTTTTTAACTATAGTCTCGTATTGTTTCATATACAACCTCAACTTAATTAAATTTTCCGGATTCTGTTGCATAATGAACGAATTACGTTCTTCATCTAACATAGATTTGAGTTCACGCAGCTGAATTAATTCAGACCAGTCAGCGTACATGTTATTATACTCTGTGATCGTATGTTGAATGGAGTCAGACAGTTCATTCAACTCACCAATAAGATAGTTTTTCTGATTAATTTGGGTAAATGGATTTAATGAAGATCCTCTATTTTTTTCTAGATCGTCTACACCACCGTTTCCATCAGACCCATCTGATCCACCATCGGAAGAATCCATGTCACCACCATCACCAAAATCCCCATCGTCCATATTGTCCATCTGAGAATCGAGTGAATCCATTTCGTCTTCCATATCTCCTAAACCATCGTCACCGCCACCAGAAGAATCTTCATTAGCAGCATTTTCGAACGATTCATCGTCTTCAAGAGATTGTTCGTAATCCTGGTGAATTATATCATTTTGTTCTATTTTTTTGTCCTCGAGGGACTCTGTACTATTAGCTTTTAAACCAAAATTTGATGAAAAGCTAAGAATTTTAGAATGATTTATCATAAAAATAGCCCTAAAGGTATAATTTAAGTTATATTATAATGTAATAAAGAAAAAAGTAAAAGGGAGGTGCTGGTTTTACCCAGCACCTGTTTATTTAAAGGTTTTAAAACAAATTAAACTCATGAGATCTAATACCATCGACGATGCATATTAAATCTTAGGAGAGTTATAAAACTACACAATTCTATTTGAAGATAAAGAATTTGAGCTTAATTTATTTATAACCTATTAAATCAAGCATAAGCTACTTCTTCATTGAAATCGCAGCTAACATATTCTGTTTCTCCAATAACAAACGATCTATCATAATATGACATTTCAGAGTTAGACCAAACATAGAAATCTTCTGTTTCATAATCACCAGTATCAAGATAATCAATCCAATTATTCCAATCGATATATTCAATAGGAACCTTTTCTTTAGAATTAAGGAAGTCTTCTCTTTCTTCAGTTGAAGATTTAACTTTAATAAGATGATCTTTCGGAGGTGTTTTATGTTTATTATCTCTAATATCAATAATACCTCTAGAACCTTGATTCTGATTAGCATCATCAGTTCCAATACCATCAGGAATCTTAGGAAGCGACAATGGAGTTGAAAGATAGATATCATCATCGATAATAATACCATCACGAATTTTCATTACAAATGTTTCTGTACCAAACTTATTTTTATAACGAGATTTATTTCTCTTAAACATTAACCAACGATCTTCACCATGAATTTCAATATCGATAAATGCTGACCATGAAACAGCCTGTTCAATACCATAAGATTCACCAATGAATTCATTAGTCATTTGTGAAATAGCATTAACTCCACCTTGATTCTTTAAGTTTGTAAGAACTGCACCACCAGAACGGTTAATCTGATGAGCTGTAATAACTGGAATATCTCTATTCTTTGCAAGTGAAAGTAAATCATCTGCAATATTCTTTAACTGAAGACGATTATCTTTACCCATATCTTCCATTCTAGGTTTAATTAAACCTAAATAGTCAACAACACAAGCAATTACACGATATCCTTCTTCTTCAAGATTTTCAATAATAACATCAATTTCATCAACACTAAGAGATCTAGCATCAACATGTAAGAATGAAATATCAATAGGATTTTCTTCTTCACCATTAGTGTTGCCGAAATTATGTTCCCAAGACTGATTAAGTTCTTCTCGAGATGTACATTTTCCAAGATCTTTCTTAACTACAGTCTTATACAAACGTTCATTATCTTCATCATTATCATTCTCCATACTAATGTGAAGAACTGTTGGAATTTTTCCAGTACGTTTAAATTCATCAATAACTCTTGAAGCATTATACTCCTTAATCATACGAGAAATATGAAGAAGCATTGCAGATTTAAATGAGTTAGTATTAGCGTGAAGACAATATAAGTTTTTATTCTGGAATCCACCACGAGGTCCAAGTGCAGAGTTTAATGCCTGCCAACCTGTCTGTAAAGCAGATGCTGGATTACGAATAGCTTCATAAGTATCGTAAAGAATATCTAAGAATGTTGGATCTCCAGTATGAACAATTTCATTAGTCATTGAACTTGAATCTGTACTTCTGAAAAAGTTCATAATACCAGTAACTAAATCACGATATTGATGTAATAAATTTGGAAAATCGGTATAAGATGATGTTTCAATATCATTTGTTAATTCAATAAGATTATCTTTTACATCAAGAATGTATGAAAACTTAAGATTTTGATCAAGGCTATTTGTAATATATTCAAGATCATCTTCAGGTAATTCGTCTTTTGCAACATTAATCTGAGGTATAATTAATTGATCTCTTACTTTATCATAAGGTTCAACTAAAAGATTTTCAACTTTATATGTTAATGATTCTAATGAAACTCCATGAGGATTTTTAGTTCTAATTGAAACTAACAAATCACAAACGAGAAGCATAGCTTCTATATTTTCGCTTCTACAATAATAATCCCTATCTATGATAGTTAAGAAGCGTTTTATATTAGCAAGAGAACGTCTATTAACTGTGATATCACTTGCTAAAACTTTTATAATCATGAGCAAGAAACGCTCAGAAACTAAATGTGATCTATATTTTTTATTAGGTTTTCGTCTTTTAAATTCAGAATAATCAGTTGTACTATCGTACGATCCTAATGTTCCCATCTTCATAATTATTAAACTCCAAACTTTAAAATTCTTTATCTTCGTCCTATAATTATATATTCGAAAGAATTTTTAAAATTACAAACTTGAATACATCTTAATGTCAATATATGATATAATATGGAGTTTAACTATGAATCATCTTGAAAAAGAAGAATTAAGCGAAAATAAAAAGATATTTTTGTTTAAATGGTTTATAAAATTTCTTGAAATATATGGTCAAGAAACATTTGGTGAATCTGCTTCAATAAATTGGGGTTTAGTCCATGATGAGATAATAGGACACGATATCTGGTCAATGAATATGGAATTGGATAATTTACTTTATAATGAACATGAATCTTTAGATTCTGAAGAATTCAGAGATAAAGTATTTTCTTACATAGAAGATCGAGTTATAAAAGGCTATCCAATTTTTAGATTATTTTATCTTCCAGAAAAACTTAAGAAATATTATGAAGATGAAATCAAACAAAATATTTATAAAAATGATAAAAAACGTTTTGCTAAATATAAATGTTTTAAATGTAAACATTATTGTGATAAGATAAATGTCTATGTTGGTGATCCGGCGATGAACATTAGTGGTGTTATTGACATGAGTATTGAAACTTTTAAAGAAAGATATCCTAATACAGACATCGAAACTTTTAAATTAATTCATCATCAAATGTGTGATTTACATGAAAAATATTTTAAAGAATTTGAAAATGATGAAACTAAAGGATTTGTTTCATTTGCTTATAGAGAACAAAATTTTAATAAATGGATCGACAAACATGGATATGCTAAAGGTGTAAAATTTTCAAAAGATGAATCTCATCCAGATGAATTGAAAAGAAACTATGAATTAAAGCCTTTGTTAAATAGATGTAAATGTAATGAATATGAACCTATTGAAAATTTTTCATTCGACGATTTCTTGAAAAAATATATAGAACTTCCCTATTAATTTATATATTATACTAATGTGACAGATAAATATATTTATAAATTGAGGGGTTAAAATGTTATTTTGTCAACACGGTAGCACCGATAGCGGTTTATTCATCGGTAAGTTGGAGACTGATGTATTAGGGTTCGATGTAGTAAATGAATATATTCCCGATCAAGGAGATAGCTTCAAAAATACTACATTCGTAATAATCGATTTCAATAAACGTGAAGCATGGTTATTGGATGACGAATGGATTTATTTCAATGTCGTTAGACACAATGGATCCACATATAAACCTAATATAATAGTCGCAACTAGCCATTATAAAAAGGTTTTTTATAGCGAATATACTGATATCATAAACTATCGGAACAAACATAAAGCAATTTCAAATGCAGTTGTTTTATAATGTAAAAAAAAGAGAGGATTCGTTCCTCTCTTTTTTTATAATCAAGTTATTTATATATTATAATAATAAGGGTGGATGACTATAAACTCTTACAAAATAAATTAATTATAGTCAAGGGATAAGTTATATGATAGTATTCAAAAAAATCTTACTTCCAATCGAAAAGATGGAAGAAATTATCAAGGACTACAACAGAGTTTTTAGTGTAGTCATGGAAAAGCATGGTAAGCGATTAATCGATTATTATACTTCATTGAATAAATATTCATCTAAAGAAATAGTCGATATCATTGATGAAAAAATTGCCATGTTGACAAAGAATAGATTTGAACATGATCTTAGACTCGTTTATGATCCGTATGAAACAGATCAGAGACTTGTCGAAAGACAGGAAGATCTTATGTATGATATGCTGTATGCAACAGAAACATACATGGATCTGAGACACAAAAACAAACTTAATATTAAAAATTATTAACTTTGTTTGAAATATAATAAAGTTACCCGATATCATTCGGGTAACTTTATTTTTTTATTTACAAAATTTGATATAAAAATTATTAAGCATTAAATATGAACTATGACCTGATACATAATAATAAAAATCTAAAATTGAATTATGCATTTTAGTCTTTATATTATCATAATCACTTTCAACCATTTTACCTATAATTTTCAATTCACTAATATATTGCTTATTATCTTCAGATGTAATTTCATTTAAAGGTTTTTTGAAAATAGTTTGCATATCATCAGAAAAACGTTCTTCAAATGGTATATATTTATATCTAAGCATGATATCAGTAATTGGTTTTTTGTTTAATTTATTCAAAGCATAATTTGTACATTCTACAATATCTTTATACAACAGACCATCATTTATAATTTCTTCATTATTATCTATAGATGCTTCGAATGGTGATATTACGATCGAACTATCGGATATTAACCATTCGAAAAAAGGTTTTATATTTCTACAATACCAAAATTTTATCGTAGTAAAAAATGACATTTGTTGTCTATTAAGTCGTTCAACATCCTTATTCGATAAATAATTTACATATTCATAATTCTTTTTGCATTCATCATGTTCATCGATATATCTATTAATTATAGATATAATTTTCGTAAAAAAGTCATTGAATTTAATAGTTTTGTCATTTTTAAAATATTCAACATTTGTATCATAAGATCTTTTTATTATATAAATATTTTTAACACATCTACTAGTTATTGATAAAATATTATTAATACATTTTTTTATATCTATTTTTCCAGTAAGTTTACCAGCATTATATATTACATCCATTGCTAGCATATCGTAATTAAATTCCAATACTTTATCGAAAATATAAATTATATCTAATATTTCTTTTAAATGTACACAAGCTGAATTTAAATTTTTTGGAAGCTCCGTATAATTATTAGCTTTAACATACTTATTCGTTAGATATGAAATGTTTGATGCGTCAAATATATAACCTGTAGTTTTATAATTTTCAATAAATAAATTATATATTTCAGTAATCATGTCTTTATCATAAATAAAGGATTTAGATTTTTTATATCTCTTTAAAAATAATTTATCAAAATGTTTAGCGGTCATTGTATTAACTCCTTATTATATATTCAAGTGTCAAAGTTTGTATTATTTTGTAAACAAAGTGTTTTTTTTGTATATTATAATAATGACTACAAATATAGTCAAGGAGATTATTATGAGAAAATTAACAACAAAAGAAATCGACACTATTGAACCTGGAAGAATTCTTACTTCAATGAATATTGAAGGAAGAGGTGAAGGTAACACTAAATACCAGTTCACACTTGAATTTAAAAGAGTATCATTCAGATGTGATACAGAATTCATCGGAATTTGTAATGATTTCGATGGATATCAGGGTGGTTATGGTTTCATATTAAAGAAAAATGATGTAGCAGTTGAATCTGTTTATATCACAGAATGCTTTGAATCTGAAGCATTTATCGTATTGGGTGCATATGCAGGTTCCGTGTATATGCATAATACATTATCAGATATTTATATTAAAGATTCTACAAATATACATCTTTAATATAAACATTTAAATTTATAAAAAGAAGATGGTTTTATACATCTTCTTTTTTATATATTATAATTATGGATAAAAGATAGAGAGGGGTGCTTGTACACCCCTCTCTAAATATAACTTTTACCAAGGGGGTGAAAGCTATGAAAAGTACAGACCTTTTTAGATACTATTATAGTGTAAACTATAACGGATATCCGATCACTAGGTATAAACTAGTGACTAGACAGGAATTTATTTCTATTACAGGAATAGACCCTGTTACAAATAAATGTATATATACATAATTGTTATATATTCATTTATCAAATATAAAAGAAGGGAGATATTTCTCCCTTCTTTTTTTTAACCTTTTTTCTGATAAAGACACTGAACTTGAAAAGTTTCAGGATTATGAACACAATCTTTTTCAAAGATTGCTTCTAATTCTTTAATATCAGATTCGGCACTACTATACTCATCAATCTTAGTTTCAATATCAACACCACCAAATGATTGATTACCACCTTCATATTTGTACTTATGATATAAAGCAAATTTCATATAAGCAATGAAGTATTCTTCAAATAGTGGTTGAATATTTTTTGGAATTGTTTTTAAAGTTCTGTTTGCTTTCAGTTGTACAGTAAAATCTCTATGTGATTGTTGAGGCGGATCTACTATAAGTAAATCCGGTTCTTGGAAAGTTACCAAATAATATGATCGTGTATGAGGCATATCCGCTCTAGCAGATAAGAAGATTTGGTTTAACATAAAGTTTCCACCAGTATATACATCTGATGTATCATTACCACCAATTTGGTAATCAAAAATATCAAACCATTCGATATCTTCTTGCTCATCAATCCATGGTACTTCAAATTGTTTAGGAATTCGATATGTACCATAATTTGTAATTTTTCCAGAGTAGTCCCTAAAAGGAATAGCATCCTCTTTATGAATTCTTACGTCATAGATTTTAGGATACCATTGTGAAAATCTTGGCAATACCTTTACGTTTAGAACGTTATTGATCATGTTTTCTGAAATCAAACCCATGATCTTAGGTCCAACCGAGATTTCCAAACTTGCAAGTAATCTAGTTCTTGAAATCATTTATAACTGGACCTCCTTTAAATAAGATTAACGTCCAGCACAAAGGATCTGATTTACTTTGTAAACGTTTGTAGGGATCTTAATAGACTGAGAATATTCTCCATTGTCTTTGATAAGAAGAGAAATTAAACCTTCTTCAGAATATGAAATATCTTTTACATCTTTCATACTAAATCCGTAAATATCTTCCATAATAGGAAGAGATTCCTGTGATTTAAGAAGATTCATAAATTCTTCTTTCTTTCTTCCAGCAGTCCAATGAATATCGACACCTTTCCAATTCTCTTGAGAAGCATCATATGAATCAACATTTTCGATAATAGATGCTGGTTTGAAACCTGGTGCAGAAGAAATACAGTCGAATGTTACAAGGCGCATCTTTCCAAATTTATGGATATATGGATTTCCCTGAGCATCTTCTCTTTCTTCATAATTAGGTGTGAGAACACGAGTTGATAAAGATATATTAGATCCTTTCTGAACCCAATCCCAAGGAATATCTCCCTTAGGTTTTACGAACTGAATGTCTCCACGAATATCATTACCAATACGTTTATATCTAAGCAAACGATGTGAGATATTATCTTTATCGACTTTCAAGAAACGTTCACGAGAACAGTTAGCATCTGGATGATCCAATTCACCAAACCATGTTCCACGATGAACCAACTCCTGAATATATGGAGAGTTCATAGCTTCCCAATATCCTGCAGATTCATAAAGAGATCTATTTCTAGAAATAGCATCCATAGAAATCCAAAGCATATCATGAATAGTCTGTGTTTTAGGATCTATTTTATCTCCAGAAAGTTTCTGAAGTGTTGTGAAAGATTCAATAGAGAACATATCTTTTGAATTAAGATCAATTACTTTACGTTCACATGAAAATATATTAGAATTACCCATAATATATCTCCTTTAAATAAATATATTTAATTGTCACGAAATAACAGTGGATATTTTTATATATTATGTTACTGGAGGTAATAAATGACAAAACATTTGCGCAAATGTTTTGATATGATTAAAGATAATCGTATCAAAGAAAAAGATGGTAGATCATTCGTTGAGTGTAAACCAATTAATGCTGCTCTTTTTCTAAACGATGATGAAAAGGAAGAATTCTTAATCAAGATTCGTAAATACGGATTTAAAGATTATGAAGTGAAACCAGTGATGGATAGAATAAATCCATCATCAGTTCATCATTATGAAATCGTCTTAAAAAAATAAACTCAAGAAGGAGAGGGTGATATTTATCACCCTCTCTTTTTTTAATGTGTTTTTTCCCATTCACGTTGTTTAGCTAACCTTTCAGATCTGATTTTGTTGTAATACTCTGGAGTAAGACAACCAGGTCTGTTTGTAAAAACAGGACGTCCACTACCTTTGGCCATTTCCCCACCCGATTCAAACAAATGAAAATGCAAAGTTTCAAGAATTTCCTTTAAAATGGGATGTTTAGTAGTAGAGGTTTTCTTCTTTCCTTTTGAATCAGCCATAGTGTACCTCCAAATAAAAATTTAGATATATATTGATATATCAGCAAATTAATATATAAAACATTAATGGTTTAAAAACCATTAAATATAATATTTACATTTATTATGGAGGAAACTAAAAAATGTATAATAAAAATGACAAATTTGAACGTGTATCAGCTGTTGTTTTTGAAGGACCAGATTGTTGTGGTAAATCAACACAGGTTAATAAATTTATTGAGAAGGTTGCAAAAAGCGATCAACATGATGTTATTATCAAAATTCATTTTCCGTTTGATTCATTAGGTTGTGATCTATTAAAGAATAACTATAATCAACTTGTAAATACAATTTATTCTAAAGAATATATGGAAAATATCAATAATAACGATAAAAAACTTTCAGAATTAAGTCGGATTCTTCTTGAAAATGTAGATTTAAATCATTTTGATAAGACGTTATTCATCAGTGTTTTGAAAAAACTTCTTTTGGGTAAAGGATATGATACGGCTATAACCACAAGTATGTATTCAATTACACCTAAATACGGAATTTCTCCAAGACAACTTATTAAAAATAAAAATTGTGAAATATGGTTCAATGGTTATAAAATGGATAAAACCGATAATGATATAGATGTATTACATATGTATTTCGAACAAACTGAAAAACCTAACGTTTTGTTAGTGTTTGATAGATTTATCATTAGTGGTATAGTTTATAATTTACATTTGCCAAGCGCTATATCAGATAATAAATTATTTGAAAGAATTACAGATTATATATCTGTAGCTCAAGCACATCATACTGAAAATGAAATCGATATATTAAATTCTATAATACCAAACGTTCTAAATTATGAAGAATCTTGGTTTGATGATAGAATTAATTATTGTAATTCTAAAATTATATGGTTTGTATTTAAACCGTCTGAAACAATTTACAAAGCTTTCTTAAATGATAAAGAACGTAAAGTCGAAGAATATGATTCGAACGATATCTTACGAACTACAGTAAATGACATTTACACCGATATAGTTTCAAATAAGAATGAATCAAGATTCTTATTAACTAATCAATTTAATATAATTCCAGTAGATTCTGATAAATATATCGAAATTTATAAAGATAAATCAATCGATGCTATTTCTTCAGATCTTTACAATAAATATATGGATAACATAAAAGTATATAATTCTCTTGAAAATAATATTAATAATTATTTAAGAGAAATGTATAAATAATTTAAATTAATGGAGAAAAAAGAATGGTTAGTTATGCTAGTATGACAGATGCTGAAATTGAAAAGTATCGTGAGGAAAGTATCAAAGAATCTAAAAAAAGACAGGAAGAATGGAAAAAAGAACATCCTGACGTAGATTCATCATGTAGAACACCATTTGATGTACAACATCATATTTATTATCCGATACGTTAAAAAAAATATAAAGTAGGACTGTGTCCTACTTTATAATATTATTTTTTTTTACAATAATTCGATTTCGTTATTTTCTTTAATCATGTCTTCTTTTAGATGTTCTATATCCATACAATAAATATCATTTTTATCATATGGTATAGTGTATGGACGATTGAATGGTCCATATGATGTATTAAGATAATTAACTAATATTTTCTTAGCTTCTTCATTATCTTTAGCTAAAATGGAATATTCATTATCCATACCGCCTACATGACATATAAAGATCTTCTTATTCTTATACTTTTCACACATGTCTTTACTCCTCCTAATACCTAAATAAGATATTTTTATTTTTAAGTTTTTCTTCATCGATCTTAGCA